ACAAGTTTAGAGCAGTTTCAAACTGAATTTGAATGTGAATTTTTAGGTAGTGTTGATACTCTTATCAATGCAAGTAAAATAAAAACTATGGCAGTTATTGATCCTGCAATTAAAAGTTTAAATGGCACTTTAGATGTTTACGAAAAACCAATCAAAGGTAATATCTATGTAATGACAGTTGATGTATCAAGAGGTATCGGAAATGATGCTTCAGCATTTGTAGTTATTGACGCTACGAAAGCACCATATCGAATTGTTGCAAAGTATAGAGATAATGAGATTAAACCTTTACTCTTTCCAAGTGTTATGAAGAAAGTAGGTGACGCATACAATCAAGCGTTTATATTGATTGAGATAAATGATTTAGGTCAACAAGTCGCAGACGCTATGCAATTTGAATTAGAATATGATAATCTACTTATGGTTACGCAAAGAGGAAGATCAGGTCAAGTATTAGGTGGAGGATTTAGTGGTAGAGGTAGTCAACTAGGATTAAGAATGACTAAGGGTACAAAAAAAATCGGAACTTCTAATCTGAAAAGTTTAATCGAGGGAGATAAACTGATAATTCAGGACTTTGATATAATTGCGGAACTTTCTACTTTTATCTCTCGTGGAAAATCTTTTGAGGCCGAACAAGGTGCTTCAGACGATCTTGTAATGTGTTTAGTGATATTTTCGTGGTTGGCGAATCAACGATATTTTAAAGAATTAACCGATGTAGATGTTCGAGGACAGATGTTTACTGATCAAAAAAATGCAATAGAAGCAGACATGGCGCCGTTTGGATTTATAGATGACGGATTAAACGACCCAGAAGGTAACAATAACTCGTTTTATGATGATTCTGGAGAACTTTGGACTCCTGTTTCATATCATAAAGGGGAATAGTGTAGTTTTGGTATCATATAAATATCTACAAAGGGTTATAACTAACAAACTTAATATTAAGGAGAACTAAAATATGGCTTTTCAAGTATCACCAGGTGTTCTCGTAACGGAAAAAGACTTAACGAATATTATTCCTGCTGTTTCAACAACAAGCGGTGCAATAGTAATCACGGCAGAAAAAGGTCCAATTGATGAAATTACAACAATTTCATCTGAAAAAGAATTGGCCGATAACTTTGGTAAACCAAACAACGATAATTTCGAAGAATGGTTCACTGCTGCTAACTTTTTGGGATACGGAAACAATCTGAAGGTAGTAAGACCAATCACAGGATTAGTAAATGCTGTGTCAACTGGTACTGCTGTCTTGATTAAGAATACAACTGATTATCTGGATACTTATTATTCAACATCAGGTGCAGGACAAGTAACTAATATAGGAACTTGGGCTGCAAGAGAGGCAGGAACACTAGGAAACAGTTTAAAAGTTTCACTATGTTCTAACTCAACTGCTTTTGGACCACATTCACAAAGTGGTACACTAGTAAATGACAACGCTGCTGCTATTGGAGATACAACTATCACTATGGATGATGGATCTCTATTTCAAGTAGGTGATATACTAGAGTTTGGAGACGCAAGTAATGTGCCTTCAGCTTCAGGTGCACCTTCTGGATTCTATTACAAAGTAACTGCAATATCAACTCACACATTAACAATCGCAAGATTTAATTCGGTTACTGGTTTAACAGAAACAGGCGGATTAAGACATGCTGTTGTTGACAATGCAAAAGTTCTAAGACATTGGGAATATTATTTTCAATTTTCTGGACCACCAACAACAACTGATGATACATTAGCTGCTGGCGGTTCACTAGACGAAATGCATATTGTCGTTGTTGACGAAGATGGTACAATTACAGGAAACGCAGGAGAAATACTAGAAACTTTTGAAGGAGTTTCACAGGCTTTTGACGCTAAAAATTCTACTGGCGCAAGTAATTATTATCCACAAGTAATCTATCAACAATCAAATTTTATCTATTGGATAGACCACATCTCAACTTTATCAGATGGTGTGACTAAAGTAGGTACAACTTTTGATAATACAGTTGGTGACGCTTTCGTAATATCTAATACTTCACTTTCTGGTGGAACAGATGATTATGCTGCTACTAATGGTGAGATTGCTACTGCATACGAAAAATTTAATGATACAGACAATGTAGATATATCACTTCTAATGTGTGGTCCATCTAACACTAGTGCTGACGCTACTGGCGACACAAAAGCAACTGCTGTTATGGATATTGCAACTGCAAGAAAAGATTGTGTTGCATTTATTTCACCTGCTAGACAATATGTCGTTGGTGTTGCAAACGCAATTACACAAACTCAAAATGTAGTAGGATTTGCTGATGGTTTACCATCAACAAGTTATGCTGTTATTGATAGTGGTTACAAATATATGTACGACAAGTACAATGATGTTTACAGATTTGTACCTCTTAACGGAGATACTGCTGGACTTTGTGCTAGAACTGATAGTATTGCTGACGCATGGTTTTCACCAGGCGGTTTCAATAGAGGTCAAGTAAGAGGTGCTGTTAAATTAGCATTCAATCCAAATCAAACTCAAAGAGATGAATTATATAAAGCAAGAGTAAATCCTGTTGTATCATTTCCTGGGCAAGGTACTGTATTGTTTGGTGATAAAACTGCTCAATCAAAACCATCTGCATTTGATCGTATCAATGTTCGTAGATTGTTTATCGTTCTTGAAAAAGCGATTGCTACTGCTGCTAAATTTCAACTATTTGAGTTCAATGACGAATTCACTAGGGCACAATTTAGAAACTTAGTAGAACCGTTTATCAGAGATGTACAAGGTAGAAGAGGTATTACTGATTTTGCTGTTGTATGTGATGACACTAATAACACAGGTGATGTGATTGATAGAAACGAATTTAGGGCTGATATCTTTATCAAACCTGCTCGTTCTATTAACTTCATTCAACTTAACTTTATTGCTACAAGAACGGGCGTTGCCTTTTCTGAAGTAGCAGGCGCATAAGAGAGGAGAATAGAAAATGGCTAATATAAATGACTTTAAATCTCGTCTTAGAGGCGGTGGTGCAAGAGCCAATCAGTTCAAGGTAACTATGCCTTTTCCTGGTTATGCTGCGGTTGGTGGAGAAACATCAGACCTAGCGTTTTTGTGCAATGCTACAAGTATTCCTGGTTCTAATGTTGGGGTAACTCCTGTAAACTTTAGAGGTAGAATACTTAATTTAACAGGCGATAGAACATTTAATCCATGGCAGATTACTGTATTGAATGATACTGATTTCAAACTATACAGAGCATTTGAAAGATGGATGAATGGAATGAATAATATGACTGATAATGAAGGATTAACAAATCCTGCTGATTATCAAGTTGATTGTTTCGTAGACCATTTAGATAGAAATGGTTCAACTTTAAAATCTTACACATTTAGAGGATTGTTCCCAACAGCACTTGCGGACATCGCTCTAGACTATGGTACTAATGATACCGTTGAAACTTTTACAGTTGACTTTTCTTATCAATACTTCGAAACTGATACTACTACATAATAACATAAAAGTTATAAGGAAAAATATAATATGGTACAATTACTTGGTTTCCAAATAACCAGATCGACCGATCAGGAGAAACCAGCAGAAGCGAAACAAGCGTTTACTGTTGCAACTCCTGATGACGGGACCACTACTATATCTGCTGGCGGTTACTTCGGCCAATACTTGGATATGGAAGTTAATGCAAAAAACGACTTCGATTTAATTAGACGATATAGAGAGATTGCCCAACATCCTGAATGTGATATGGCAGTTGAAGATATTATTAACGAGGTCATAGTTTCAGATGAGAGAGATAGTGCGGTATCAATATCGCTAGACAAACTTGATATATCTGATAATATTAAAACAAAAATTCGTGATGAGTTTTATGAGGTTCTAGGACTAATGAACTTTGATGAAAAAGGTCACGATATATTTAAACGATGGTATATTGATGGTCGTATTTACTTTCACAAAGTTATAGATCCAAAAAGTCCAAGAAAAGGACTTACCGAATTACGATACATTGATCCACGAAAAATTAAAAAAGTTCGTGAGGTGACTAAGGCAAGAGATTCTAAAGGCAAAGGAATTGAAGTTGTAGAGCAAACAGCAGAATGGTTTGTATATAATGAAAAAGGAATGTCTAGTGCAAACTCAAATGCTGGACTTAAAATATCTACCGATTCAATTTGCTATGTAACTTCTGGTGTAGTTGACGCTACTAAGAATATGGTTATGGGTCATTTGCATAAAGCAATTAAACCTGTTAATCAGTTACGAATGATTGAAGACGCTGTTGTTATTTACAGAATAGTAAGAGCGCCTGAAAGAAGAATATTTTATGTTGATGTTGGAAATCTTCCTAAAGTAAAAGCAGAATCATATCTTAGAGATGTGATGGCAAGATATAGAAATAAACTTGTATATGACGCTTCTACTGGTGAGATAAGAGATGACAGAAAGCATATGTCAATGCTCGAAGATTTTTGGTTACCAAGACGAGATGGTACTAAAGGTACCGAAGTTTCGACACTACCTGGTGGTCAAAATCTTGGCGAGATATCAGATGTCCAATATTTTCAGAAAAAATTATACAAGTCTTTGAATGTTCCTATATCAAGAATGGAATCAGAAAATGGTTTCAATGTTGGTAGAAGTGCAGAAATTACAAGAGATGAATTAAAGTTCACTAAATTTGTACAAAGACTTAGAAAAAGATTTACTCAAGTCTTTCACGATATACTTAAAACACAATTAGTTTTAAAAGGTATTATCACGATTGAAGATTGGAGTAAGATTAAAGAACATATACAATATGACTATTTAAAAGATGGATATTTTTCAGAATTAAAAAATGCTGAAATTTTGCGTGAAAGATTAAGTCTTGCGAATGAAGTTAGTCCATACATTGGTAAATTTTATTCAGTAGAATATGTGAGAAAGTATGTGTTAAGACAAAGTGATGAAGATATTATTGAAATAGATAATCAAATTGCTAAAGAAATTAAAACTGGAATTATTGCACCTCCTCAAGGTGAAACTCTTGACGATACTACTAATGATTCCGATATAAATATAGATAATATAGGAGATGAATAATTATGTCTGATAATGAAAATAACATTCCAAACGAGAATGTAAAAGCAATGGTTGACTCTCTTGCAAGTGGTGACAATGTTGCTGCTCAAGACGCATTTAAAACTGCTTTATCTGATAAGATAGGTGACGCTTTAGATAGTAAAAGAGTTAATGTTGCAAATGATTGGTTAAATGCTGCTAACGAAGCAGAAGCAATACAAAATGCTGCTGGTTTAGAGGATGCAGGAGTTGTAAACGAACCTGTTGTGAGTGCTGAACCTGTAGAAATAGACTCTGAGGAAGAAGATGAGCAACCTACAGTTTCAGAAGTTTAAAGGTAAACTATACGAAAGAAAATATATGGGTCCTGAGGGAACCAAGGAGTATAGAAAACTATCTCCGAGACTAAGACAGGCAATTAGAGATGTTTATGATATGATTGATAAGGTGCCTGATCCTATCTTAAATAAAATTGATGGTATTATTGATACCGTTGTAAAAAAACATAGTGTCAAAAAATCTGATATTGAAGATTATTTTGATAACGAATTAATTAAATAAGGAAATAAAAAATGGCAATTGCAACAAGAACACTCAAAGATACGGCATTACAAGCTAGTGGCGGTGCTCAAGGTGGTAAGGTTACTGTTTTAGTAAACATGGACGATAATACTACTGCTAATTCAAACATACTTGACGCAAGTGGTTTGGCAGGACACGCTAACGGTGCAAAATTGGATATCACTAGAATATGGTGGCAGTTAGTACAAGGTACTGCTGATGATAATACAGGCCATGTACAGATACAATTTAAAGGCGCTTCATCTGACACAACAGCAATTCAACTTGCTGGTACAGGTCACTATGACGGTACTGCTGGTAAGATTACAAATAATGCGACTAATACAACAGCGACATCAGGAGACCTAGAGTTAAGTGCTTTTGGAACTTCTGGTAGTGTTATTATCGAGTTAAGAAAAGACGAATCAT